TTAATGATGACATTGTTGAAGTTATTTATTTAGAAAGTGATTCAACAGGAGATAACTATTCAGTAGAAACTCAAAACGAGTTTGGTGAAAAAGAAGTTGTGTTGTATAGTTACACTGATACAATTCCATTTTATGTTTTTATTGAAGATGATGACGATTAATAAATAAATTCCCTGAAAAAATGGGCGCCCCGTTCGGGTGTGTCTGGGGATAACCTGTGGATAACTTCAATCTACTCACGAGTAACCTATATATAATTTCTTTAAGAAGGAGCATTTATTTTCCCCGAATTTTTGGCTGGGAAAAATTTTTTGTGATTTTAATCACACGATCAAGATTTGACATTTTTACCCTAAGTCTGCTAAGATTAACTTATGAAGAAAACACCTGAAGAATTACGCAGACTCATGGAACTAAGGCGTTCTAATGCTGCCTCAGCCGTGCCTTCAAAGAAATCCTACAACCGTAGGAAATGTCAGTCCGAAATGATACAATTAAAGAAATACAAAGGAGACCCCCTATGAACGACTACGCACTAGATGAGTACTACGCAACAACCTGCCCTTCATGCAAAGAAAATGCCGTTGATGACTATGAAGATAAGTGCACACATTGCTTGCTTGAAGAAATGTCTGCAACCTATAACGAAGACATCGCACTAGAAATGAGCCTAGGCCTTGACTACTAAACTAAAAAGATCATTTGACAGAAAGGTCGCTAATGCCGTCTCACCTAATGGAAAAACCGCAACAATCGCTAACACATTTGGACTACCTGCTGGAAAGGCTTTCTCGTGCCCTGGTGCCACTAGTGTTTGTGAAAGCGTTTGCTATGCAGGAAAACTTGAAAAACTCTTCAAAGGAGTAAAGGCTAACCTACTACATAATTGGGACCTAGTCAAAGACGCAGACCATGATACTATAGAAGAATTGTTAACTGATATGATTAACGATTTTCGTGCAGACTGTGTAAAGAAAGACGCACCCCTACTCTTCCGCATTCACTGGGACGGAGATTTCTTTAATGATACTTATACATTCGCATGGAAGCATGTCATCCTTAACAATCCTGATATTCAATTTTGGGTATATACACGTGTTAAGTCTGCAGCCGTAATGCTTAAAAATATTGATAATCTATCACTATACTATTCAACAGACAGTGAGAATAAGTCTATTGGTATTGGACTTAAAACCGATCATGGCATTCGTCTTGCATACCTTGCTAAGAATTTTGCTATTGGCCAGGCTGACATGAAAGAATTAACAAATAGACCTGGTGCTAAGTGTCCTGAAAATAATAAACAGATTCCACTTATTTCTAAGCAGGGCTCGGCTTGCGTTTCTTGCTCATTGTGTGTATACTCTAAGAGTGATATCATATTTAGTGCGAGTAAAAAGTAAATGAGTCCTTGGTTCTATTTACTAATGATGTTAATAGTTCTATTGTCTATTAGTGGTAGTTCTGGTATTTAAATAAATCCCCTGCCAAAAATGCAGGGCGCCCCCTGACCAGTCATTTGTCAAGTCACGACACGCATAAAAAATGTGATTAAGGACACACTAAAAAATGTCACTAAGATTTGTATTTATGACATTTTTCTGCTAAAATTATACTATAAGCAATTAACCCCCACAAGGAAAGGCAAGACCCAAATGACACTACACGGATACACATACCAAATTGGTGACTTGTTCACAACAAGCAAGACAGGCGTTACAGGTCGTATCGCAGGTTTCGAGCCAATGTCTAATAAGGTTACTAGAGTTTCACTCGTCCTAGCAAATGGCTCACGCCGTCTGGCTATGGTCAAGACATCTAAGTAATCTCAAAATGTGAGAAATGTCAGATTTCGATTTGACATTTTTACAAGCAAAATGTTATACTTAGGTATAACGAAAACAACCCTCTAACAGAAAAGGAAATACAATGTCAGTAGCAACAGCAACATACAAAGTCGGAGACCTCTACACAACACAGAAGTCAAAGGTAACAGGAACAATCGTAGCAATCGAACCACAGGCTAACGGAAATGTTCGTGTTAAGTTAGATGTAAATGGCTCAGCCCGTTACACAACTTGGACGGCTAAGTAATCTAATTACTAATTCCTGAGTATGAATAAAAACTGCTCAACCACCCCCCAACTAACAGAAAAGGAACAGACCCAATGGCACGACAGAAAGCAATCTCAGTTAAAATCGCAACACCAAAGGTAATCAAGGCACTAGAGCAAGCACTTGCTAAGTTAGAACTTGACTACACATCACAAGAAGCCAACGAAGCAAAGCACCAAAAGGCTATGGAAAAGTATAAGAAGGAAGTTACTGCTTATGCTATTGCCAACATCAAGAAGGCAGAAAACTTCCGTACTAACTTCCGTTCTTGGAACAATCAACTCAACATTGACTTCGACCTAACAGTATCAGAAGCAGACTTGCCTAAAGAGCCTGTAAAGGATTTTGAGTCAATGTCTATCTATAACTATCGTGAGCAGAAAGAGGAAATCTCTAACGCTATTCGCATACTAAAGATGACAGATGAGGAAACAGTTTCCACATCAACTTATCAAGCCGTTGCCCGTTATCTATAATTAGATAATAAACGACCTGAGTATGTCGCTAAACTACTCAACCACGACCACAGAAATGCGTGGCTAAATAAATAGAGTGGAGATTCGCCAGGCTGATTAGGGCGATCATAGAAATACTATAGAGCCAGTTCACACCAACTGCAAGAAGTGTAACTACCTGAGTATGTATCAAAACTGCTCCCCGCAAGGGCCCTTGACAATTGTCAGTGGTACCTAGTACAATTAATGTAAACCAACAAACAGAAAGAGGCCCCCATGGACCAACCAGTAATCGACAATCACTACATGACACGAGAGTTTTTAGAAACCACTCTTGTGCAAAACAAAGAACGCATTCATCAACTTGAAGAGCACATCCAAAAGGTAACCCAACGTTCATATGGCGAGGCTGCAGAGCGTTCACGTATGCAAAACGAAATGCAAGAGTGGACCTTGGAAGCAATGGAAAACGGAACAATCGATGAGTCTACTGCACAAGAAATTGCAGACATTTGCGGATTCGAATTGTCAAAAGAATTCGAACTTGAAGTTGAAGTTCAATATTCAATTACAGTCAATGCACGTAATGAAGAAGAGGCACAGAATCTAATTCATGATATTGATTTTGATTCAGTCTCATACCCTGACGGCGTAACTTATTTATCATCCAGTGTTGACCGTATAGAAATTTAGTAGGGGGCTACTAATAAACCTGAGCATGTTTTAAAACTGCTCCTCTCTTCCCTCAAAATTTTGGGGCGCCCCCTGTCAAGTCGACACGCCGATGCTTAGGGGTGATCTTTTACGAAATGTCCGATTTGTCCATGATTAACTATCCCGATTTGCATTTGTCAGTCCGTCCTGTTATACTTAAATCTCAACAACAAAAAGGAGAAAACTCATGGCACATGACCTAGAAACACAAAACGGTAAGGCATCTTTTGCATCTTTCCGTGAACCTGCTTGGCATGGATTGGGTACCGTATTCACAGAAGAAAAGACCACAAAAGAAATGTTAGACCTTGCTAACCTTTCTAATTGGAATGTTCGTCTTGAGGATTTGGAAACCCCATCACATTTGACAAGTGATAAAAACTATCAGTACGTTTTGCGTACTAACCCTACAGATAACACACAGACCGACATTCTTGGTGTCGTTGGTGAGCGTTACCATGTAATGCAGAATGAAGATTTATTCTCATTCGGTGATAACATTCTAGACGGTGGTGGTCGTTGGGAAACGGCTGGCTCAATCAAGGGTGGACGTGTCGTGTTCGGTGCATTGGCACTAGAGCGTGAAACAATTCTAGACCCTAACGGTGTTGCAGATAAGGTAAAGACTTATTTACTTATCAACACATCACATGACGGCTCAATCGCTATTCAAGCATCTATTACACCTGTTCGTGTTGTATGTGCTAACACTCTTAACCTTGCACTAAATACTACACGCAAGAAGAATGGTGTCAAGCAATCTTTCAAGATTCGCCACACACAGACAGCATCTGGTAAGGTTGCCGTTGCTCGTGAAACTCTTGGGCTTGCTCATAAGTACATGGATTCTTTTGACCTCATGGCTAACGCTATGATTCAACAAGAAGTTTCTGCTAAGATGTTTAACGACATCATTCTTGCTGCATACCCAAAGCCTGAAAAGGATTCTAAGGGTGCTTTCAAGAAGTGGGAAAACAAGGTTGATGTTATCAATGACATCTACACAGGCGAGTTTAACGGAATGATTGCTGGTAATGCGTGGGGTGCTTTCAATGCACTTACTGAGCGTTTAGATTGGTATCGTTCTGCACGTGGTGGTTCTAACGAATCAATCCTTGCATCTGCAAGTGGTTTTGACCCTGCTATCAATGCAGAAAAAAATCGCTTACTAAAAATTGTGCGTGAATTAACTAACGCATAAATAAAAAAAATAAATAAATGCCACCTGAGCAAGTGGATGCAAAAACTGCTCACATGGTCCGTTAGAATAGTTGGTTAGTTCGCTACCCTGTCACGGTAGAGGTCACGGGTTCAAGTCCCGTACGGATCGCAAGAAAAATGGGGCGCCCCCTGTGATCTATATCACATGAGATTTTTGTCAAAACTTAATTACGATAGAGTGATATTTTTCCTGGAATTTCTTTACGAAGAGTTGATTTTTTTCCCGAAACCTGCTAGAATTAATCTATGACCCAAACCATGAATACTATAGACGACCTCATAAATGAAATATACGAAAGCAACTACTCTCACCTAGAGTTTGAAGAAAATATGGGTGGAGATGCCTGTGACTGCCATATCCATACTACACTAAACACTATAGCATTTTATGCTGGGATAGAGGTAGGACAATAATGCTAGGCTATGAACTACAAGATCTAAATGATATGACCTATGGCATTGACTCTGCCCTCTTGATGATAAACCAGGACGAGAACCCTGCTATTGCTAGATACCTATCCAACGCCTCAGACTTTCTTAATGGCCTATGGGCAGAAGGGTACTTTGACTAATGTGGACTAAGTATAGTTATGTTTGTACTATATGTGATGCTTTAATTGAGATAACTACTCAGGTGATCCCCGAAGAAAATGCACACTGTACCTGTAGCCGTGGTGCTTGGGTAACTCGTACTGCCCAGGAGCCAATGGTACAGCCGAATGTGATTAGTTTCACATCAAAGGGAGTTGTCAAAATCAATACGAACCCGTATAATTAATATATGGACCTAAACACATTTATTGAGTACATCAAACTACATCTAATCAGTCTTGAACAAGACCTTGAAGAAAACCCTGCTTCTATCCATGTGGTAGACATCGAGGGACAAATCTATGCTACTAAACATCTTTTGTCAGTGGCAGAGGGTAGAATATAACTATGATGAACACACAACTAGAACCAAGACTACAGAAACTCGTTGACCTAGGGGAGTCAGGTACAGACATCCTTCACGGAGAACTTAAGAACTTAATGCTAGAAGCAGAAAATGACTACATTGAGATTGAGAAAGAGGAGCGTGAGGGTGACTACTCAGACGCAATGCTTTCTATGGAGAGAACACGGGCTGAAGGAAGAATGGACGCTCTAGTAGAAATCTATGCCCTTACATACCAACTAGCGTTTGCTATTAGTGATAGGATAAAGGCTCGTGGATAACTTTATTGAAATGACAATGGAAGAGTGGGAAGCCACTTATAAGCCTATCTATAATCATATAGATACTAATGCCTCCTTTGACGGTATTATGTTTGAGACCTATGGTAGTGAGGTAGAGTTTGTTAAGTCTCAGTCCCCTGCCAATATCTGGATGTTTGGGGATGGGGACGACGGAGGCCTCTATATCTGGAATGGCTGGGGATTTGTAAATAGATTAGGATACTTTGTCACTGAGGTGCCGTGCCCTGATGGTCTGACCATTCAGATACAGGTGGCTGAGCCTGACTTGACATGTGATTTCTGTGGTGATATACTTGATGAAGAACTACCCCACGACCCACAATGCGAAGGATTGAACCAATGAAAGAAACATACACTTGCCCACGGTGCTTAATCCAATACGGAGATAGACACGAAGAAGATAACCTATGGTTTCTTAAAAATGCTGGGTACATAAGCCTTGGCTGCTGCGTAGAATGTGAAACACCTGAAGAAGGTGTAATCATTACTAATACTTGGAAAGACTATTGCGACTCAACAGGAATTGGAGTAAAGAAATGAACGAATACAAAGTAGAAATTATCTTTGAGCCCACAGGTGATTACATGACATTTAGATACGAGGCTGAATCAGACAATGAAGAGGACCTCTGCAGAGAAATTTTAAACCAACTATCAATTGTATCTTTTAAGGAGCAAGACTAATGGGAGCACGTATTAACTTTGTATTTAAAGATGTTGAGGATGAAGCACACGTAGTTCTATATAGCCACTGGGGTGAGACAGAATGGCAACGGGACCTGGCAATGGCCCTGCAGCATTCAAAGCCTAGGTGGAAAGACTACTCCTACTTCACACGTATGATGATTAGTTACCTTATGCAAGATTCAGTCCTGGAGGAAACAGGGTTTGGTATCTATGCTATTACTGGTACCAACTTTGATTTAGGTGAGACCACTGTGGTCATCGATATTGCTAAAGAAACTATCAATCATGTAGGCTCCACTGTAGTGGTTGACTGGGATAAATTTATGGTAGCATACCTGCCCGTTTTGGCTGAGCAGATCTAGGGAGTGGGTCCCCTAGATTAATAAGGTGGGAGGGGCTGGCGTGGGGCTTGCCCTTCCCCCTACTTTTTGGTACAATGGATAGAAGGAGATAACTATGACTTATTCGGTCAGACGAACGGCAAGCCATAACAAGGAAACTCGTATGGCAGAACAGTTAGGCAAACTCCTTACCCAAGATTTTGCGGTAGACTTAGAAAGAGTAGGATTTTACATAGTAAGAAACCTACCCTTGATTAACTACCACAGACTAGAGGTTTTGAGTTTGACATCTATGGAAGAGTATGATAAACTTATGTTAGAGATGAAAGGACCCGCAAATGGACTACGCAGATAAGACAGGACTACTAGGTCAACTATGGATTGACTATCGTGAGGACGAGAACTTCTCGCTCTTTATGGAATACAACGACATTGGTTTGCCATTGTCCTATGTAGTGGCAGAAGGTTTGGTACCAGCACTAACAGAACTGGGTGAGGACTATGTTGATGAGACTATAGAGATGTTATTTAAACTTCTTGAGATTACAGAACAAGAAGTAGAACTGTTACCTAGAATCAATTTAGATTCAGTTCTAGAATTCGCACACCAAAAGAAAAACACAATCGAGTAATCTGGCCCCTGCGGGGGCGCCCTATATTTTCTCATATGTCAAACCATGCAAACCACATTTTCAAAAGATGATTACGAACGATCAAAAATTTTTCCCCAAACCTAGGCATATTACGATGGGCCAATTCTTTTCCCCAAACCTAGCATATCCTGGTTTGCCAAACCTTATACCATACAAACCTTGTATTGTCAAACCATGTTATAATTAAACCATGCCAAGAGATCACTTTGCAGCAATGTATAGAAACCCATCACATAGACATGATATCCCTCATGACTCATATAACTTTGATAAGGCTGTTGGAACCTTAACTGGTATGTTATATTCTATTGTTACTCTTAAGGCTTTCTTTCCTTTCTTTAGATCCCCTGCCGAAATCATTGATAATACTGCTAATCATGCCCCTTATCCTATGCCGTCGCAAAAATCGGGGGATCAAAAGTATACCCAATTAACCCTATGGTAAATAACAAACCATTATGTCCTGGTTTCTCAATATTTCATATTGGTTTTATAAAATAAGATTACGATTATCGACAATTTCTCCCTGGTTTTGGGAGATTTTTTTATGCAGCAAATGGGCTTGACAAACCTTAAAAACTAGGATATAATGCCCAAACCCTGCATATGATGGTTTGACAGATATGAAGGTTTGCGCTATAATCCCGATATGATGGTTTGGAGGTTTGGGGTTTGTCGCCCAGAAGATTACGACGCCATCTATAAAAGAGCCCTATACTCCACTATCCTCCACTTTGCTCCACTTCTAGACTGTCTAATAATATAATCAGTAAGATTAATCTGTGGATAACTTGTGGATAACTATGATATTTTTAGCCTATCAGGGTGTGGATAACTCTGATATAATATTCCAATGCATAAGTTTGAGTCATCTTATAGTAGGTTTATAACTGAAGAATTAGACCCATTGGGTGTATCTTGGAAAGATGCTCCAGACTGGTGTGATGATTGTAACTCAAGCCCAGGAGAGAAATGTCCAGATTGTGGATATACTCATAACTGCTAAACCTGTGGATAACTATGCTTGACAGGCAGACACATCCGTAATATACTTAGAGTATGAATGAATTAGATAGGATGACTCGTATCGCAGGGTATATGGTTATTACACTGTTAGCAATTGCTATTGGTGGGTTATTTATGCCTAATGATCAGACAAAGGTAATCCCTAAACCAATGGTTGAGGAAGTAATCTCATACGAATATTTGCCTGGGTATCTTGATATTATTAATAGAGAGCCTGTCCCAACTCCATCTCCAACCAAAAGCATTTACTATCCTAATTCCTATGGTGACGATAGCGATGTAGACTATGACCTATTTGATGATGAAGACGACATTGAATCATATTACGAAGAAGAGAACTAAACCTGTGGCTTACCATCTCTAAAGGCTACAACAGACTTAAACATATCATCATCTGGATACTCTGGTAGGTGTGAGTAATCTGATGGGCTATCTGGATTAAACAACCTTATAAATAGCATCCTGACATACTCACCATCTTTAAACTCTTTATAAACTCTCCAATGGATCTCCTTATTAGGATTAAAGACAAGGGCAGAGTTGTCCTCTATCTCGTATGTCTGAAGGTTTAAACCCAAAGCCCAATTGGTATTAGACTCTATCTGGATATTAAGAATCAGATCATTTGTGTCTCTATCAAGGTGTGGTGGAAGGTTAGGTGTACCATACAATGAGTTATACTCTACATAGGTAGCACTGCGTATTTGAAACGGTAGGTCTGTAACCTGCTTCACAACATTTATCAATTTGTCAAAAGTCTTTTGCTTCACGGTACTAACCAAAAGGTTATATTGAACCCTACCTAACTCATGATGAATCTCTGGCTCATTAGCCTCTACAGTTTCATATAAAGATGCTATCTCTTCTTCTGAAAAAATATCGGTAACTGTGCTTATGTCCACATGCTTATTCACCTGTGGCTGGGCCTCTGGCTCTGATATTTTTGCGGTACATGGATCAAAAACCCTATGTGACAAAAACTCCCCACATGGGCATAGAGTTGACATACATCCAGACCTAGACACTTTTTCTGATCCTGGAACCACACAGTCGCACTCATGGGTGAAATCTTCTTTAAGGTTGTTTATAACATCACATGGCTTATTGGATTCGTGAGCAACATATGCCTTACATGGGGAAAACCCTATCTTGCCATATTCACCTGCATGGCCTATCCCATAGGGGCTTGCATTACATAGTTCTGGTTTCATATAGGTATTCTATCATGCTATTGGGGATTACGATGACATCTTTTTATTCCCCGCATTTTAGGCTAATAACCAATATCGCCCTTGTAGGGCGTAGGAAGGTTTGCAAACCTCTATTTTGCGCCGAACTCTAAAGACTTACCTATAGCATTATTGACCATGCGGACCAAACCTCGTCTCGTAATTTTTGAGGCATCAAACGTCTCCGTATACCCACCTTGAGGCATATCTGCCTTATCTAGGAAATGTCCGTACTTAGTCCTGAGTGTGTCTAATACTAGGGATTCTACTGCTCTTGCTTGATCCCGTTCGGAAAACCACCAATACCTGATTAGGACCCATCCCTTCTGCCTGTGGCTTGCAAACCTTCTACCTGATACATCTGATATACCTATCTTAACAGCCTTATACACAGGGCTGTAGAGTATATATAGTAGGGTCATGTATCTATTATACTTGACATACCCTGCCAAAATCGCTATACTTGTATTATGATCAATCTAGAAATACCAGACCCATTCACGCAGTTCAGGATAGATAAATATAACCGCACAAAAGGATTACGATATGACTTCTTTTCTGGGGAATGGGATATGGAGTGTGGCTGTTGTGGAGAACCCCTCAATGCTCCAAATCGAAAGACCATGACAAAAATCAGACTATACCATACAAGAAATGAGTGCCTAGGTGGATACTGAGCAAACCTTCGATCAAGAGTTTAGTGTTGAAGAAATTACGAAAGCCATTGTTAATCAGGCTAAGGCTGAAGTCAAGTCTAAGTTTGGCAATAAGAAACGGCATAGACAATAGACTTGACTTATCCCAGCGCAAAGTGTATACTTATAATATAACTACTACAAAAGGATAAAAATGAAAAAGACAATCGCATCTATCGCTATCGTAGGACTATCAGTTGCCCTTGCTACACCATCTTATGCATCAGAAACATTTGCTAACTGCACAGCATTAAATAAAGTATATAAGTCTGGAGTAGGTCTTGAGGGTGCTCAGAATATGGTTAAAGGCAAGCCAAAGCCATCTAAGCACATTGTAGATGCTGCTATTTATGAGGCCAATAAGAAGAAGTTGGATCGTGACAAAGACGGAATTGTTTGCGAGAAGTAATGCAAACCTGGACCGTAGATGTAGTGCATAAGCCTACTGGACAAACTTCTCAGGTTATTTGGACAACTCAGGCTTACTCAGACCTTAACGAACAGCAGGTTTTTGATATAGCCATGCAGGAACTATCTATTAAAGTTAGTATGAATGATTTAGCATGATCTGCAAAACCTGCGGGATGGACAAAGAAAACATTGAGTACTGGGATACTCATCAAACTATGAGTGATTACAGGGTGTGGTGTGCCAAGAGACTGTAGTTCCTTAACTAAAAAAGGTCTTCCATGCAAGTATAAAGTAGAAGACTGGCGGATAGTAGATAAATGTCATATTCATGATCCGAATGGTATCTTTAGACAGCAAGTTAAAGAAGGGGTTCATAGAAAACCTAAAAACAAAATTTTTGGTTGTGACCACACTTGGTATATGCGTGAGAATGGTATACAATGTACTAAGTGCTTAATTTTATGGGAAAGGGATATGGGATGATAAGTTTTGTACTTGGTATGGGGGCAGGGTTTATTCTTGCTGTTATACTTATCTGGTTTGCAATAGGAGAATAATGAAAGAGCCAAAGATCGCCCAGATGGACTGGCGTAGCCTTGGATATTGGCCCGTATGGAAAGATGGAAAAAAGGTATGGGTACCCAAAGACAGGATAAACACTGATGATGAACAAACTTAAACATGATATAATCGGTATATGAATAAATCTAAGTGTTTTTTCTGCGAAAAAGATGCAACTCATTACGATGTTGTAGTAGATCACGCTGACTACATAGTTGCAGATGTCTGTCTAACTCATTTGTCTGTGAGCCATGTTTCATAATGGACAAAAGAATCCTTAAAGATGGATCTGAGGTTGACTCTTTTAATAAGCCAGTTGATCTAGTTATTCATACTAAGGCCCCTGGAAAATGGAAATTAATTGATTTAGAAACAGGGGAAGAGTACCTTGGATCTGAGATAAGCACAGACTTTGCAGAAGTGCTTAGAGAAAAGGTTAACATTAATAAAATAGGCACTTGGGTAAAAACCAAGTGGAAACAAAAGCAAGTTGACTAAGCCCTAACTTTAAGGTATACTTGATATATGGAACAATGGATTAATGACTATGCCTCATGGGTGCTCGCTCTCAGTGGGGTTGCAGCAATCTATTTTGTTGGAAGAAAACAAATTTGGGCATGGATCTGGGCTACATTTAATGAGGCTATGTGGATCTACTATGCCCTAGTAACTAAGCAGTATGGCTTTATCTTTGCTGCAATTGCATACTCTATTGTTTATATTAGATCTTACAGACACTGGAAAGACTTAGAAAAAGAACAGTTGTCTTGGAAAAGTTTTACACAATTGATATGGAAGGATAACAAATGATGATTAACGCTTTATTTTTAATACCAACTGCTATTGCAGCGTATTTACTGTGTTACTTTATAATGACATATAAAGTAGATCAAGACTAATTCTAGGAGAATAAAGATGAGTATAGATGAGATGGCATTAAGAGAAGAAATAGCAAGGGAAATTGAAGCCCTTCCTATTGAGACATCTGTAACAAATGCATTAGGCATGCGTCTTGCTGCTGCACATGTGGCAAGAGGTAAAGATAACTATATGAGCAGACTTTTTGAAAACCAAAAAGATTTTGAGTAACAGATGACACGAACAACAAAGATAGAGAAAACCAGAGTATGGCCATTAAGAGTAATAGGAAACTTCTGTGGTGGGTTTGCTGGTAATCATTTATTTAAGGCTTTAATGCTGGAAGAAGAATTAGATGCTGACCTAGGATTTCGTCATAAATACCACGCAAGAATGTGGGTAATTCTTAACAAACCGTATAGTTGGTGGGGGACATACTACCAACTCGACATAGAGGGAATGAAAAAAGACTTAGAGGGGTCTGGGTGGGATGATTATGATGAGTTTGGCAAAGCCTACTGGGATAAAGATGAGTAGGATCCTTGTTTGTTCTATTTGTAAAAAAGAATGGGATCTTCGATGGGGAATTATGGCTAATGAATCTATGTCTAGACACATGAAAGAACACCAATGAAACCTCTTGCATACATCTTTGACGTAGACGGAACTCTTGCTAATGTAGATCCTTATCTTCACTATGTTCGTGGCTCTAATAGGGACTATGAGGCTTTTCATGAGGCCTCTATAGATGCCCTGCCAAATTTTGAAGTAGTAGAAATGCTAAATGAAGCCTTTTTTGATCAAATGCATATTCTTATTGTTACCTCACGAAAAGAAAAATGGCGTGGCTTAACCTCACACTGGCTTGCTAAAAATGACATTGGACATCATGCACTATACATGCGTGGTGATGATGATAACAGACCAGACTACGAAGTTAAAAAAGATATCTTACTTAAGATTAAGAAACATTGGAATATTTTTCATGCAGTAGATGATAACCCAAACGTGATTAAATTATGGGAACAATATGGAATTCCTGTTACTAAGATTGGTACATGGGACGGAGATAAGTCTTGACACAGACATCTCAATATGATATGATTAGATCATGAGCAAACGAGTTAAGAAAATTTATAAGTGCGTTGAGTGTGAGACTATGATTACTATTGTAACTAAGGTTCACGAACTACCAGAGTCAATTATCTGTCCATGTGACAGCGTAGCAGAAAATCAGGGTGCAAAATGAGAAAGTCTAATAATAAAGCCTCTCAACATAAAATTAAGAGAGCAGTTAAGAATAAGAAAAGAACACAGGCTAAGCCATATCTTTCAAAGTTTGAGCGCAAACAAAAAAGGATTAGAGAAGCAATCATTCTTGGAGCCCTAAAGTCATCAGTACCTAACTAGAACTGGAGATGTTCATGGTAGATCATGAAGAGTTAAATAAAATATCAAAAGAACTAAAGCGTTATATTATTAAGCAGCATATGAAAACATATTACCATACCACTATAGGTATTTTATGTTTTCTGCTTGGAACATTCTTTGGTTTATTAATTAAATAAGGACTAGCACCAGTAGCCAAGTTGGTTAAGGCACCGAACTCATAATTCGGCTATTCGTAGGTTCAAGTCCTACCTGGTGTACCATATCTCTGTAACTCAGTGGAAGAGTGACACCCTTCTAAGGTGTAGGTCGTAGGTTCGAATCCTACCAGGGATGCTATAATAGTAGCAAGGGTGTGGTTAAAGTGTATGTGTCGGGAAACATATATATTTTATGTTGCAACACCACACCCTCCTAAAATTTTGGAGTTAATTAATTTGATCAAAGATTCAATATTTATACCAATAGCAGCCTGCGAAGAGAGATTTATAGAGCAAACTGTAAAAAGTGCTTTGTTAAATGCTGAAAACCCAGACAATATCTATTTTGGAATATTTAATAATATCCTTAACAAAGACCATTCTTTATTAAACAATGAATTTTTACTTACTGATCATAGAATTTTTTATGTTGAAGTAATAACTCCAGCACCTATGGGTACAGGGTTTGGCAGAATGAACGCCTCTTTGTTACAGTTTAAAAATTTTGATTATATGTTTCAGATAGATGCTCATACATTCTTTAGTAAAAACTGGGATACTCAGTTAATAAATGTTTTTAATAAAATTAAAGACCAGGAGAATATTGATGAAAATAAACTAATTCTTTCTGCATCCAGTGGGTTTATGTGGACCTATTATGATGAGGATCCTGAAAAAGTTTATGCTGTTGTAGATCATGAGAAAAAAATATTTGAAATAGATCCATTGAACTTAGAAAAAAATGCCAAAGATTTGGTAGGCATAGGAATGACAAATCTTAAGTTTGTCTATGATGGAAAACAAAATCAAAATTTTAACAAAGACACTTTAGGGTTTCCAATAGTTTACGGAGATCACTATTTAGAAGAAGAAGAATACAAAGAGTCAGGATGTGTCCATGCAACTTTTATGTTTTCTAAAGCAAAACTAACTAGAGAGGTTATGCATGATCCAGAAGATCATTTTCATGGAGATCAAACTAACTATTCTATTAGACTTTTAAGTAGGGGGTATAGAATTTTTAGTCCTAAATATCCAACTATTGCTACTTTAAATAAAGGTTTTGTAAGTAAAGAATTTATAAATAAACCTTTAAAACAAAGCCATGACTGGAGAATATACGAACCAAATCAGGTTGGATCAAACTATTTAGATACAAAAATAACTAATTCAAAAATAAATTTTAATCAAATAATATCTGGAAAATATTTTGGATACTGGGGAACAACAGACAATGATTCTTTAAATAAAGTAAAAGAACAGATTAATTATCCATCAGAGGATAGTTTTGGGATTCCAGAATAAAGAATCGTTTTCGTATATTTTTTTATCTAGTGTAAAATTTTCAAGGATTAGATCTTTTTCGCTTTGAGTTAAAGAGTCAAATAGTCTTTTTGAAGCATCATTCTTGAAATATGTTTTGTCAATTTGTGATAAATCAACATCTAGTTCTACGCCTAAGTCTTCTGATATTTTTTTAACCAGCAATGTGTAATCCATATTTTTTAATTCATCAGTTCTAATAAACAAGTTCGTTCTATTAATTCTATTGTATATTAACTCTTCATCATACTCTTTTTGCTCATCATGGAAAAATTGTGCTTCCTTAATAACAGACATTGCTGCTGGGTCTGGACTTAAAGCAAAATTGTGCGCTTGAAAATCTTTCATATAGTGCCAGTAAGATAACTTATTAAACAATTCTTCTTTTTCAACATTGAGGTTTTCTCCTCTTATAACATGCCAGTTTTCTTTGTCTATTAAGTCTGCTCTACCTGCAGCAGCATGACAGACAGTGCTAACAAAAAACTCAGAAGGCTCTCTAAAAAGTGAGATAACATATGTTTCATCATCTATAAAGAATGGCCATCCACCGTGCTGTCTCATGTCTTCTGGCATTCTAAGATACTCAATACCGTGTTTAGCAAGAGTATCTTCCATAGGTCTGAGAATATACTTTGTTAAGAATCTACCACCAGTCTTTGGTATATGTAAAAAATAAACCTTGTTGTATTTCATTTACTTTGCCTTGTGCTTTGGTTCATATGGTGCGATCTTAGACTTAACTCGACCATCTTTATATAATCTAACAATCCATCCATCTTTAATCTGAATAGGATTAAACGCTGTTGCTTTTTTCTTTGGCATTATAGTGAGTGTCTTTCTGTTTGTACCTTTGTGTAATCCTTGCCAAAATCAGCAAACAAAGCCTTATCTTTTTCACGATTAACAATTCCTCTTGACCAAGAGAATCCTGCATCTCCACCCCATGCTAACCACATGATGTATCCATTAGATGGGTTTGCTGAGTTGCCCCAGTCCTTACCCTTCTTGTCTACCTCATGACGTGAGAAGTATGAATACATTCTCTTAACAGTACTAAGAGATAGTGATTCTCCTCTTGCTAACTGCCCTGCACGAGTCCAGCCTACAGATGTTCCTGCACCGTTAGCCTTACCATCTTCTTTAAACTTAATTGCTCTACGAGCAGCAGATCTTGCTCCTGCTGGTGGAGAATATCCATCTGCCTTAGCAACTGAATCTGTTTCATATTCAACTGTGTCATCGTCTTCAAATAGATCATCTGCTTTTGCTGCAGGAACACAATTAGGAACTGGCTTGCTATTTTCTCCTGGCTTCATTCCTCTTTGAACATATCCATCCCAGCAAGGTGCTTGCTTTACTACATTGCCACAACAACTTGACTTAGAGTCACCAGACTGACACTGTGGGCATTCTTCACATGTTACATCTAATTCTTTACACATTGGGCAACCGCATCCATCATACGCTTTACCTATTGATGAGTCATACATTGCCATAGCAACTTCTGAATCCATTGAATGAGTCTCCATATCTATCTTAGTGGCGTCCTGATACATCATACCAATACTGTATGCAGTTGGCTCCCACTTACCATCTTCTTGTTCGTAAATTCTAACAGCCATTGCTGGATTGTCTGGTGGCATTGATTGAATTGCATACTCTGTTCCAGGAACTCCGTATACTCCACCTTCTGTCATGATGTGTTCTACGACTCCGTGGACTGTTCCTTCGGATGTTGAACCCATAACAAAATCGCCTTCATTGATCATATAACTATTATAGCATGCCGTTTAGCCTGTTGTGGGTCCTGATCCTGTGGCAGTTAGCACAAACCACCTCACACTTTTCAATCTCTTTCTTGATAGCCTTCCATGAAAAACCATCATGAATCATCCTTGATACATTATATTTCTTGTCTTTTATGTGGTCAAAGTCTAAGATTATGTGGTTACTAACACCACAGTCCACGCAGCCAGAATCCTCTTTTATCTTAGCAAGCATCTTTTTATACTGCTGCTTATTATAATGGTCTAACTCTTTGTCAGTCATTGTTTCTATTATACCGTGCAATATTGAGGCCCCACACAGGCAATTCACCTGACTTGCGCCACGGTCTCTATCCAATGGGTAACTACTCCATCACTAAGGTCCTGTGTGGGACACTTCTATTATACTCCTACTTTGAACTTATTTCTGCTGCTCTTGCTTTTGAGAACTTTAGCATGGCACCTCTTATTGGGGAGTAGCCAAGATCTTCAGCCTTTTTTCCACAAGTATCAAGCATAAAGTTGAAGAACTTTTTAACTGAACCATTCTTTGAGTTCTTTTCTTTGTATGCTACACCGTAGGTAAATGTAGATATGTTGTAGGATAGTTTGTTAGGGTTTTTATAGTTAATCTTAACCACACCACTCTTATCTGAAACAAAGTCTCCAAGGAATACTGACGCTGCACTTACTGTTGGTTGGATAAACCTTCCAACCTCATTCTCAACAGATACTGTCTTTAGTCCTCTTGCATATGATATCTCATTGTATCCAATAGATCCATTTGTAGTTCCCTGAACCATTGCAACACCATGAGATCCAGAAGCACTGTTCATGTACTGCTTAGATATATCTCCAGGGAATGCAGTTACAAAGTTTTTATTTCCTGGCTTTGTCCAGATTGATGGAGCAACTGCATTAAGGTATGAAGTAAAAACCTCTGAAGTTCCAGAGCCATCAATACGGTATACAACTCTAATCTTTGTTGCTGGTATCTTTGGTAGTCTTGTTCCTATTAGATTTTCTTTTAGTATTTGTGGATCATTCCACATTGTTATTTGTCCCGCAAAAACTTTAGCAAGTGTATCCCTACTCATCTTAATAGTAACCTTGTATCCATCAAGTTTATAGATTACTCCGATTGGCCCTGCGACTAATGGAACATATACAAACTCTTTTGATGGCTTTACTTCTGTCCCAGAGTAAGGAACATCTGACATAGCAAAGTCTGTTACTCCATTTGAAAACATATTCTTTCCAGCACCTGACCCAGATGCTCCGTACACAACAGAATCTCCTGTTGATTTCATAAATTCGACCCTGCATCTGTCTATAAAGTTAGCAGCAAATGTGGATCCAGCACCCTGAAGGTTATCGGCATGTGAAGGGGTAATAAAAAAAGCATTAGCAAATATGGCTAATGCTACTGGTAAAGCAATGAATTTAAATTTCATACTTATAGTATATACGACAAGACTATAAAGTTTTGTTATAAATGGCAAACAAACAAAGAACTTTAGATGAATAATGGAGCAGTTTATGGACTTGCTCAGGTCTCCCAGGGTGCGACCCTGGCTTATCCGTACTCAGCAATAAGGTTGCTATAAGCAACTGCATGTATCATGACGGAATAGTATCTATTATACTATTGAATTTCAATAGTTTTTGGTAGTTTATCTTCTGGGATTTGCTTTTCAAGTCTGATATCTAAGATACCATCTTTGAATTCGGCCCCGACAACTTCTACAAACTCAGGAAGAGTGAAGATATCAGTGAACTTGCGAGCAGCAATTCCCTTGTGCAAATACTCAGCACCCTCTGGTAACTCAGTATCCTGCTTCTCGCCCTTGATTGTAAGTTTGCGATTGTCTAGCGATACTGAGACATCATCCTTAGAGAACCCAGCCAAAGCAAATGAAAGAATATACTCTTTATCATTTAGTTTGATTTGATTGTAAGGTGGATAGTTTGTTGTTGTTGTTACCTTCTGTAGGTTTGAGAAGGTATTAAAAAATGGATCATTAAAAAGATCCAGTGCTGTTTTTACCATATTATTCCCCTTTCAAGCGAATAAGTTAATTCCCCCCATATGGGCAGGTAACAATATTATAACATAGAAAAGCAGGCCTGTCAAATAACAAGCCTGCCATTCTATAGTAAAATTACTTTACTTGATGGGTTGTCTTTCCTCCGCCAGATGACTTCTTTGCAGGAGCCTTCTTTGCGGTCTTCTTAACAACCTTTGCAGACTTAACTGCTGCATCTACCTCATCTACAGATGGCATCTTGCCGAATGCAGGATCGTTAGGGTTGGCTGCTCTCAATACAACGGGCACAAGTGCTCCAAGTAGTGAGTATGCTAGTGTCTGGGGATCTGTAACTCCAGAAGCATACATTGCTGTTGCTGCTCCAAGTACTGATCTTCCGTATGACGCCAGTGCGTTTTTGATTTGTTGATTCATAATTTTCCTCCTAGGATATTATTTTTGTTAGTACTGTAAAACCAATCCATAGACCAATAATTCCTGCGACTCCCGCAAAAACTGGTGGTGCTGGGACTGGCAATTTGAATGCAGCAAATACTACACCACATCCAAAACCTGTTAATACTGATAGTATCACATCTTTCATTTTTTATTTTCCTCTACATATCGTTTAATAAATGGAACTATTACGTTTACTTCTTCTGACGGTACCGCATTAATAAGCATATGGTTTATACCTCTACTTTCAAGAGTCTTTACAAGATCGTCAAACTGATCATATGTAAGGTAGGCAGTATCAAGAACGGGCTGTGGAACCTCTCCTTTTCTCCACACTGGTCTAACTACATGGTTTGTTAGCAAGTCAAGTTCTTCTTCTGTTTTTCTAATAACGGGAGTAATTGCAATCATCACTTCCATCCCGTCTAATTCAAGTGGTACTGATGCAGAACGATGCTTTAGAAAATCGGACCAGCCCCTACGAGCATAAATATGATAAGGCAAAATAATCTTGTGACCATATTTTTTTGCTGCTTCAAAGACGTAACTATTCGTTGTTGATACATATATGTCTAACTTGTTTCTATGGTTTGGATCACGCCAATATCCTGGAGACTCTTTGTCTTGATCCATTTCATTTAATACTCTAAGAAACTCTATCATATAGTTTGATCTGTCAAGAGCACTGGCATTGTCATTGATATCTCCAACAACACCACCAACTCCGTCTTCATGGTCTTTTATATATCCAGAAATTAAATTAATTTGAAGTCTGCCTTTGTCTATCCTGTCCATAGATCTATTTATCATAGAAAGATATTGAGGAGATATTGTGTATGGACGAATGGCCACTAAGTATTTAATGTCTTCGCCTTTTTCTATATCTTTTGCTGTCTTTACAAACATGTCTCCTTCTGGGATATCATGTGTAAACATTACTCCAGAAAAGTTATGCTTGTTTAAGTTTGAGGGATCTTTTGGATCTTCAGGGTTTCCCATTACTCCACCAAAATAATAAAATTTCATTCTGTTGCCTTAATGTAGTGATAATCGCACAAATCAACTATTCTTGTTTGAGAATTTGCCCAGATACGAGTGCTTTCTTCTTCGCAAAACTCTTCCTCACATATAAATAGATTAACATTCTTTGTGCTTTTTAGTTGTATCATTACATTATTCTATCATAGTCTTCTGGGAGTAGTTTCTTTAACTTTTCAAATTCTGAAGATATTTTTTTTAAAGCAAAATCATGAGGGGCAAGCATGCCCTCAACTGATGACCCATACTCATTATAGTAGTCAATCTGTGGGCCAACCTCATTAATAAAAGAACTTAGGCCAGCCTGTACCTCTTCTATGTATTGGTATGCCCAATCACGAGAATCTGAAACAAATTTCAAAAAATCCTCATTAGACTGATCTTTATCTGTCTTGCCTGCTTCCCTGGTCAATTGCTGTAGCAGCAAAGCCTCCAAAGTCTTTGAGATAAGAACCTTGTTGGCCCTTTTTTGTATAGCGTACAAAGACAAGAAAAGCAAGGTTAAAGAAGACAGGATGCATATAAAAATCAACTCAATCATAATTCTTTACCACCTTCTCTTACTAATAGAACAATCGCTCCATTATCTTCTAGTGCTTTTTTAACACGAATCATATACTCTATTGCCTGCTTTTTCTTTTCAACTGTTTCAAGAGACATGAAAACTTTTTCTTTTGCTTTGACGGTTATGAATGTATCATTATCTATTAACTCTAAAGAAAATCCTTCAGGACATCTAAGGGATCTGAACGCTCTTCTCATTTGATCTGTATACATATTACTCCATTGTTAGGGACTGCCATGTTACTCCCCAGTCTGTTTTTGTTTTATGGCTAGAAAATTCTTTTGATATTTCTCCATTTTCTAAGTATACACCACCCCATACACCCCACTCTTTACCAGAAATTCCAACAGAAAAGCATTCTTTCCTTACGGGACAGTCTGAACACATTAGGTCTATAGCAGGCCTTAGCAGTTCATCTTCTTCATACTTGTCAAAGAATATGTTTGTATCATAATCCAGGCATGCAGCATCATCTTTCCACTCATACTTATTCATGTTACCTTACATACTTGTCAGGTATTTCCCATCCAGTTCTAGAAACGACAAAGATCTTTTTTAAGTGCCAAGCATTATTTTTTAATGCTCCTTGCTTTGATGTAAAGGCCTTATCTGACCTTGTCATCTCTACAACATCCCATCCATCCCAGGAAAGGTTGCTGTTCTTGGAAACAATTGCTTCCATTTTTTCAAGAGAACTGATTGATACCATTATGTGTGCTCCTTAGAAGTTGTATACGTTTGTATTGATATTTTTTGATCTTGATAAATTTACTATTCGAGAAGTCTGCTCTTTTGGATTAGAAACAAAAGCAAAATGATTAAAACTGTTCATGTTTTCTTCAATCCATTCGGGAGTAACTCTAAATAATTTAATAGACTTTCCTCTAGACTTCATTCCTCTTTCAGAAAGGTTAACAAACTCAGATGCCATTGCACTAATATTTGACGGACCAGCAGTGTACAAGAAAAACTCCTTGTCACTCTCCTCTAATTCAGATAATGCAACTGCCATTGCTCTAAGAAAAATGTTGTAGTTGTTGAAATTAGTCGTTCCCTGCACCCCTACTATCATTGCTTATCCCTTCTCTTAGTTTGTCCAGTATGAATAACATCTTGTCTAATTGTACCTTATCCATGGTGCTCGTGTCAACTTGTATCGCAGAGTCTTTGCTGATCAAATTGTCTACCATTGGTGCTGTGTAAAACCCATTGTCTTTAATCCAGTACGCTTCATTTTCAACAATGATAACTCTAACATTTTCTTTTTCTTGACGAATTTTTGACTGGCTTTTTCTATTTATCTTTTCAATATATTTTCTCTGCTTGGAGTATTGATTATGGATCATAGATTGAGTCATCATAGGCTCATAAACCGTTTCCTTTTTAAAGAACACTATGTATCCTATTACTAATAATAGAGGAACAGTTAAGGCTAACGCTCCGTACAAGTTATTCATAGATGCCCCCAGATAATGATTGTATCACTTTTCTTTAAACCCTCAGTCTCCAGTTCATGGCTTTAGGACCTTGTTTTATCATTTGAAACATATGATGCTTGTATTGTTCTGTTAGTTCTGCATAGATTTCTGGATTGACCAACTCAAGTTTGTCTGTTATAGAATAAAGCATTTCGCCCTTTTCATCTATTCCAGCCATCTCTATGGCACCTTGCATAATTAAATGCTCTACCATTGCCTGACCTTTTGGATTCATTACTTGCCAGACTTCTTTCTTGCCTTTGCAAGTGCATCAAAGTCCTTAACCTTTGTGTCGCCCAGATATCCCCATGCATAGCCATCATTAATCATCATGTCATTTAAAGACACTGTGTCATCATTGACGTATATCCAACCCAAGATACGGCCATACTTTTCAGATGAATCCATCTTTTCAGTCTTAATGACAACAGACTTAGCATCCTTTAAAGCCTTCTTTAGGTACTCTTTTGACTCAAGGCCAAGAGCCTTCTCTTTTAGATCCTTAGTACGAGACTCAGGGGTATCAATACCCGCTAATCTAACACGGGATGAAAACAAAATGTCAAACCCTAAATCAATTAGAACGTCAATGGTGTCTCCATCTACTACGCCCTCTACTTTTCTTACATAATACTGATACATAATAAGCCCCCTTAGACCCAATGTTTAATTATAGCACTTACAGCAAGAGTTGTCCACAGGATATTAAACCAAATAATTGTAGGCAAAGTCTTTACTGTCGATGACCAAATCAATGCAAGGCTTGATACCAATGCAAAGATGTATAGCCACCACCATTGCTTACCGAATAGTAAGCCTGGAAATATAATAGATATTTTTGTCATAAAAGCAAAGAACTCAACAGTATTTGGCTTGTTCCAATACTCTTTGTGTCTCATTGTCTTTAGAGCATTAATCCACTCTGTTCTAAATTTCATTTTAATCCCTCCAAAAATTGCCTGTGATCTACACATTCCGACACCTTGTAGTCTTGATATTTCTTGTAATAGTCATACATGTCAGCACCCTTTTTATAGTCTGCAGAATTTTCTATATATGCTTTTGCAACATCTTTATTAATTGTGTCATGTGCAGACCCTACAAAGGTCCAACTATTTGATGTCCAGTGTTCTCCAGAGTCAGATTTGCTTGGAAGTCTGACCTTCCATTTGTTAATTTTTTCTTGCAGATCTTTTGGTGCATTTTCATATGAAAATTTGTTCCAAAATTCTGTATCATTTCTTAAAGTCATATAGTGAAAATATATAAATTCAGAAATACTATTGTTCATACTAACTATGTTCTTGTTAAACTCTTGTCTTATATCTTTTGAATTTTTAAATAGCCATAGCGGATTTTCGAATATTTGTGTTAACCCCACAATGCTAACCCAAATTGATGTTGCCTCTAGTGGCTCAACAAAGTTTGCTGCAAGGCCTAATGCCACACAGTTATTAATCCATGGCTCTTCGTAACATCCAGCACTAAATTTAAAACCACCCTTGTCCTTTCTTGGATATGTTGGCTCATACCCCAAAAACTCTTCTATCTCTTTCACTGCTTCTTCTTCAGAAATAAGAGATGAGTCGTAGACATAGCCACAACCAAACCTGTTCTGTAGTGGGATCTTCCACATCCACCCGTATTTCATAGCAATTGCCTCTGTGTAGGATGGAATTTTATCAGTCATCTCAACAAAAAATGGAACAGCAGAGTCTACTGGAAGAAAATCTTTATAACTTTTCCATTTAGCGTCATATACTTTGCCAATGATTAGCCTGTGAAATCCGCTACAATCAAAAACAAAATCACACACAATCTTTTCATCATTTTCTAAAGTCAAACCATTTACATAGTTATCTTTATCTAGTGAGACATTTTTTATTGTGCCATCAACTACTTTAATTCCTCTTTCTTTTCCTATTTCTTTTAGTCTATTTGCTAGTTTGGTAGCATTAAAATGTATAGAAATATTTCCTATTTTTTTATAATCATCTATAGGATCTTTTTTAGATACAAATCCGAAATCTCTCTTGTTTGCTTCCAAAGTAAAGGGGACTTTATTCGCTTCTGAAATTTTTTCCATGAAGTCTATCTTCTTTACGCTATCGTTTAGAGCAATACTTGCTGCCATAAGAGGGCTATTAGAAAGATACCTGTCGTATACAGCATCAAAGCCTAAAGACTTGTCTGTTGTTGAAAAACCATGGTAATAAAACTCTCCATCATTGTTCCAATTTGTAAACTTGATTCCATTTTTAATGGTTGCATCACAATTTTTTATTAGGTCAGACAAAGGAATATTTAAATGGTCAAAGAAATCTGCAAGGTATGGGGTAGATCCTTCTCCTGCCCCCAAGATTCCTATTTCTGTTGATTCTATAACAGTTATGTTTATGTCTGGGTATGACCTTTGGGCTTTAAGTGCAGTAAGCCATCCAGCACTTCCGCCACCAACAACAACTACATTCTTTGCCATTACTTTCTTCCCCATTGAATATAATTCCATCCACGCTCATGTGCGTAGTAAATAAATATTTTAACTACCGTTTCCCAAAACGCAATCGTTACGGAAAGAGCAGCATTGTTTGTTATCACATAGGCAACGGCAACAGATGAAAGAGTTCCCCATATGCGATAACTTAATGCCTTAACAAATGACCTTGCCTTGGTTACTGTCATTCCTTGCCCCACCTAACAGAATTCCAAATTCTTTCATGATAATAATATGCAACAAAGTTAACACCATTAGTTATTAGTGTAGCAATGGTAGCCATATTAATATCTTTGCTTAAAACATAAAGAGTTACAAATGTTGTTATTAGTGCAACAACTCTCCAGGTTAAAGACTTTGCAAGAGATCTACTTTTCTTTACGCTCATCTTTGTCCCCAAACATTATTCGCTCTTCTGCTTCGTTCATTAAGCGACCAGACTCTTCTAAATAATTAAAGACCCAACTGCTTGCGTTTTTCAGTAGCCGAAATAGCATGAATGTCTGCCCCCAAATCTACCTGTTCAATCTTATACCCAACATCACGACCATATACAATGTTGGTAATGTTAGGTAATCTTAATACTAATGCACCATCCATAAAGTCGTCCTTGGCAATATATTCTTTTACCTGATCAAACTTAAGAGGATCTTTCTCACTGGTATTGTAGGTATTACGAACTCCTAGCAAAACTTGCTCTGTTCTCTTCCCTGCCTCTTTGTAAAGGGCGTGGTGTCCTTCATGCCATGGCTGATATCTGCCCAGCATAAGGGTTGTAGGGGCTGTCCAGTCGTGTAACTGGCAAGCAGCAATGATAAGGTCAGCCTCTTCTTCTACGGTCATCCCACAAGGTATTCTGACATCGCATGACTCTGGGTCTTCCCACATCTTGTTTGTATCTTCAAATCTTCCAGACTCAATTCTGTCTACCCAAATTAAAATATCTGGCTTGCCAAAGGCTGCACGGGTTAGATCAGTTGGGCATACGAAGTCAACTATCACTGGAGCAACTCCCTGCTTAGAAATAAGTCTAGCCATGTCTCCCATACGTCTTGCCTGCTCGATTCTATCTTCAGGGCTAAAACCTAAGTCTGAGTTTACTGTTGCACGGACCTCATCTGCATTAAGGTGAATGGCGTTAATTCTTTCTTTGAGTGCCTTGGCCAACTCTGTCTTGCCTGCACCTGGCAGACCAATAATCTGAATAATCATTTTTCCCCTACCTCTGTGTTTGGCATAATGTCAATTAACAAATGCACCCTATCTATTTCACTGCCATTGTTTACATAATGAGTTCTTGAGTTGTTTATTTCCCAACATTCTCCAGTGCCCATCTTGACCTTATCGTCTCCGACACCAAAGAATACACTATCAGATGTGACTACTGGGATATGGTTCCTTCTTGAAAGCATAAGGTAGTCTCCTGCGTCATGATGATGTGCTATATCTTGACCTGCTTTTAACTTGATCAAAAGCACCATACCTCTAACACCATTATGAATTCTTTCAAGGTCTGAGATTATTGGCTCAAGAATTTCAAGCAGCCCAGTATCATTAGATGTTTTTTGAGTAGAAAATTTTTCTCCTTCTTTCCACATAAGGTCTGCGGTATAGACAAAGTATGAGTTAGTATCTTTATGAACATAGTAGTTGTCTTGTCTTGATGTATTGATAAACCACTCGTCAGAAAAACTATCTATATAGTTTTTGATGGGTTCAACATCATACTTACTGTGTTGCTTAAAATTAAAGTCTTCTAGCGTCTTTCTCATTTTGTCTCCAAGGTCTGATTAAAATCTTTAGAATATCCAAAGTTTGTGAAGTCAGAACTGTAGAAATCCTGAACCATTTTTATTGCCTCATCTGAATAGTCTCGTATATACGATTCTACCACATAGTTGCCTACATTGTAAAATCCAAGTTTCCAGCCGAGTTCATCCTCTAGTTCTTTTAGGTTCTCAAACTTATAGAGTCTTTCTACCTGCAGATCATCTTGGTCCATGATATAAAATGACTGAGGGATGTGAAGTAATGGGCTTACTGTAGATATTTTTCCCTGTTTAATATTATCTAAGTACTGTGCAAAAGATATGTCTGTTTGATTAGTTTTATTGTATTGCTTGTAGCAACTGTAGGTTCTTGTGTAGGGGTTTCTTACAACAGCAAAAGAAAACACTCTCTCGTCCACTAGGTTTGCTTCTTTTAGATATGAGTATGGGTCGTGGTGCCTTGGCCATTCTCTCTTCCAGTTGTCTAAATTATTTTCATCTAATATCTTAGAAATTGAAGATCCTGCGGTTTTTGGTATATGAACAAACAGTACAGAGTCATACTCTTTTTGATTAATTATCATCTTGTGCAGCCTCACTGGTTATTTCTTTAACAAGTTTATGGACCATGTTAGCGTTCTTCTCATTCCAAGAATCGTCTAGATTATTAGTATTAGTAAATACCAATAGATCAGTTATTTTTTCATTTTTAAGATCAACTATCTTTTGTTTTACTGCTTGGTAGTTGCCAACTATAGAAAAATCTAGATGTCTGGGATTAAAGGTAGAAACCTTTGCTTTATACTCTTCAATATCTTTCTCTGATTCTATGATAGTAATGCCAGCACTAACCATTCTACCTTCAATGCCCTCGAACTTATCCATATTGTCTCTGTATGTGTCTAGCATACACAAAGATGTTCCATTAAACATTCTAACAGTTTCTAGGGCGTAATCAGAAAAACCACTAAATACCATTGGTGGTCTTACTTTTGTTGGACAGTACAACTTGTACATGTTTACAAAATTTCTTAAGTAGGTGGTTCTTTTTTGAATGCTGTCTACTGATTCTGACTCTCCAAAAATGTCGAACTCTAAATCAGGCTCGTCTTCTCTTTGATGAAAATCTCCAGCAACCCAATTAAAAACAAGTCTATCTTTATCTATTTCACTATAGGCTCTAGTCATCATTGCAGCATACTGAGCACTTACATGGTATGGCCTTAAAGCAATCATATACTTTAATTTGTGACCTGGTGTAAGAGCAGCAGCAGACTTTACAAAATAATCTGCTTGCGCTGAATGAAATGTAAGCAATACTGAAATATATCCAGAGTCTTCTAGCATATGAGAAAGATCTTTTAATTGCTCTACATCGCAATGTTGATCTCTCAACATATAGTGAATCTTCATTACTACGCTAGTTTTTCTCGCTCATCAATGATACTAATCATAAAGGACATCATACTGTTATAGCCATCTGGAATAGCCATTATCTTATTATAGTGGTGGCCACAGAACATAAGTTCTCCAGTAATGCCAGTAACCTTAACCAAGGCTTCTGCATTGCATCTGTCGCAACGATCCTTTGGAGATAGTTGCCACTCTTGCTTTACATCATCTTTAATCATTGTAAACATTATACTACCGCTTTCTGTTGTCGGTGGAATAAAATCCACTACCGTTGAATACTGCTCCTACATTAGAGTATACACGAACTAGAGGTGAATTGCAAGTTTCACATTTATATCCAGGATCGTTTTCTTGAATAGATCTTTCTTTGGTAAATCTTTGTGCACATGGCATGCAATCATACTCGTACAGTGCCATAGGCTACTTTTTCTTTTTTGCTTTTACTGTCCAGACAGGGGCTTTAAGGCTATCTCCACCCCAGTCATATCCAAGTGCTTTTACAACAAACCTAATAATCTTAATACGCATTACTTGATCCTCTTTCCAAACTTTACCCATACTCTTTCATGAAGAAAGTATCCTAGTGCTTCCCAAGCAATATAGCCAAGTGCGCCAAGAGTAGCATATTCATACTCTACTTCACCAGTTAGTCCGTAGGTAACTATTGCAATAATTCCAGCAACACCAACAAGATGAAATGTTTCCCAACTTAGGGTTTTTAGCAGCGTTCTTTTAGTTGATTCCATTATAGGGCCACATGACCCTTTCCTCCGCCACCAGATGACTTCTTTGCAGTAGGCTTTGCAGCCTTCTTTGGTGCTGGAGTCGCTGTTGTCGCAGATGCTACTATCTTGTTTAGTAGTGGAGCATTTTCTTCACCAGTATAAACTGGACGGCCCCAACCTACAACAGCATTAACCAACTTCTTCTTGTTGTTCTTTACGTATGCACGAGTCTTTTCTACGCACATTCCTCCGTTGCGCTGATCTCCCTTTGCAGTTCCTGAAGTGTTTCCTTCAATAACCTGAATAGTTCCGTCACCGTTGTTCTTAATGCACAAACCAACATGTGAAATACGATTTACACCGTCATCTGGGAAATCAAAATAGATCCAGTCTCCTGCTTGTGGATCATCATTACGAGCATCTGACCAACGCTCTGCCTTCTTAAACCAATCTGCTGCTGCAACTGTCGATGCAGACTTAGGGAATGACTTTACGCCTGATGTAAACGCACACCAAGAAACGAATGACTGGCACCATGGCTGAAAGTTAACCTTGATCCATGCACCGTATTTTGTTTCATTATCTTTTGGGCCTTCGATTGTGCCCACTTCCTTTTTTGCAACCTCAATGATTGCTTCTAGACTACCTTTTGCTGCCATGATATGCCTCCTTATTGACATGTGTTTCTATTATATCACGCTGCCTCACCTGGTCTCGATCCAGGGACATCCGAATTAACAGTTCGGCACTCTACCAACTGAGTTATGAGGCAATGGTAGGCAGTTTTAGTCATACCCAGGACTAGTATTTAATTACGGATGTATGACACAGTGCCAATTAAAATCTTTGGAAGAGATGTTAGATACTCACCAAATGTTTTAAAGGTGTTACGATTTACGTAAGATGCTGCAGATACTACAGTTGCTACGGAACTACCAGCAGTGTCTGTTGGAGAACCGTTATACTTGGTGATACGTACCTTGCCAGGTGCAACCATGTCAAGTCCAGGACCTGTGTTTGTTGCTGCCTCTAGTTGTGTTGCATTACCTAGTGCTCCCACGCCGATTGCACCATTAACACATGAAGGAAATCCTACAACATCTCGTCGACGATCATTTCCTGTTGCAACAAAAACTGGAATGTTATTAGTGTTTAATGATGCTACTGCATTAATAACAACTTTATCTGTTGAGCATAGTGCAAGGTTTCCTGTACTTACTGTTGACTGACTAATTGACAAAGCATCAATGCTGTACTTTGCTGCATTTTGTGATACCCAATTAATTGCTGAAGCCAATGCTTTGACATCTCCTCGTGAGTTTCCAAGACTTGTGACATCGTTAAATCTAACAAAGACAATCTTTAGATTTGGATTTACTGTTAGGGCAGCCTTTACCATAGAGTCTCCATGGTAGGTTGCATTGTTTACAGACGCTGGCCAAGGTGCAGATGCTGCTCCCTTTCCTTCCATAAACAGTTCTCCGTTAGGGCAAGACATATTTTCCTTTGGGTTTGTTGACTTTACAGTTGTAAAGCAGACCTCATGAATAATTGATGGAAAGTTATTTGAGTTAATAGCAGAGTCAATAATCGCTAAGACTCTTTCATCTTGTGCTTGTGCTGGTGCAACTGCTGTAAATGCAATTGCAATTGATAGTAGTGCTAGTAGTGTCTTCTTCATTTTGTTTCTCCTTGTTGTTGTTATTGTTTGATTTTTAAAACTACTTGGCATGGGTCTCCGCCTGCTTCCCACTCTTCCTGCTCTTCTTGACTCATATATGGATCTCCATCATGAGTATTGCAGAACGGTTCCGTTATCCAGCCACGCTGAATACCGTTATCAAGCCAGATTTCAAACTCGTCAAAATCTGATTCTATGTTTTGGATGTCTCTTAAAATCTCATTAAACTCTTCGTCCATATTAAAAGTATACTCCTAAAGACTGACAATGTCAACTGGGCCCATGCATGATGGGTTAAATTTAATTGCAGCATTTACTGCTTGGACTACTCTATTCCTTGCATTTTTCTGCTTATCTGTTGCATATAAAACTCCATATGCATACTCTGCTCCAGACCCCATAGCAAGATAAGGAAGCATATACTTAGATAAAGACATGTCTGCAGAACTGTGTTCATAAATTTCTCCACGAACTGCAACAATCAAACCAAGATCTCCATCTTTAGATGTGTCAACCCAGAACTCGTTGTAAAATTCTTTTAGTTCTTTAATAAATCTTGTCTGCATAAACTTATCTGTATCTTTAATGTTAGGTGGTGTTGGCTTAAAGTTATAACGGATTCTTTCTCCGTCCATTGATCCAGCGTAACCAATAAGATAAGGACCTATCTTCCAAACCTTTGGAGCAGTAAGTGCTAGAATAGTTCCATCGTCTGATGCTCCACGATCTCCAGCCATGTAGATTTTATCTTCATGTTTTACTACAGCAATACAGGTCATGACAGAGCCCTCTCCAGATAGGTGATACTTAAGTATACCATTGCCCAGAGAGGGCTGTCAACTAAGGTCAATAATGACTAATTAGCCTTTTTGTCTACCGTCTTAAACGCATCATTGATCTCTGCCAATGTGAGTTTTCCATCGTCCAAAAAAGCCCTTGCCAGTCTTTCAATGACTGTTGCTACGCCTAATAGTCCTGCTAAGAATACTGCCTGCACTGTATCAATTCCTACAACTGCTCCAGCACCAAGTACTGATAGACCAGATGCTGCAAAGACTGCTACGATTCTCATCAGGATATTAGTGATTGCCTTTTGTGGGTGCTCCTTCTTAGGAGGCTCTACTACCTTTTTAGTTGCCATATTTAGTCCTCCTTTCTTAGCGGGATTGTGATAAGCCAAATTACTGTTGTTGCAAGTACTGCAATACCAACAATGTCTCTTGCTGATCCCGTCAAAGTTAGCCATGCGATGAAGAAGCCTAGGAGAGTAAAGGCTTGTGCAATTACTTCCACCCCTGCATCTTTTAGCCATGTGAAGAATCCCTTCACAACCTTTTTGATTATTTTCATATTACCTCCTCATCCCAATCATTAAGTTCGCAATCTGTGAAACAATGATTACTGGGATAATGACTTCCTGGGCTTTTTCTCTCTGATCGTCTGTCATGTCCATACCCAACTCAGAGAAATTGGATAGGAGTTCTGCTACGTCCACCTCTAGTACTGCTCCAAGTGGGTCTGCTAAGAATGCTTCTGTTTGTACTTCTGTTACTGCATCTGCTAATGTAAAGGGCATTGGTGTATCCCCTGCAGATTCTGCTCTGTCTGTGAACTCAACAAATGCTTCTGCAAGTACTGGGTTAGACTTCATCTGCTCAGCAATCTGTGCAACTTCTGAAGGCTTGATACCAAGGTCTTCTGCAACCTCTTGCTTTGCTTCTTGTGTCAATGCTTTGAGTGTTTGGCTTACTGCCGTGATTTGTTCAGGGGAAAGAACAACTAACTTATTATCCTTACTTGTAAGGTTAGCAATAACTCCAGACAAATCTTCTGATGTACCAGTTCCCTTTTCAGGAATAAGGGCTGCCAATACTTCATCTTTAATTTCTGCATCTGGCTCAGTCCAAGGATTATCTTCTGGCTCTGGATCTGGTCCAGGTTCTGGTGAAGGTTCTGGAGTAGGCTCTTCAGTTGGGTCCACAACTGGCTCCTCAGTTGGTTCTGGATCTGGTGTAACCTCTGGGGTAGGTTCAGGTGTAGGCTCATCTGTAGGGTCTACTGTAGGCTCTGGAGATGGCTCTGGTGTAGGTTCTTCGGTTGGTTCATCTGTTGGGTCTGGGGAAGGCTCTGGGCTTGGTTCATCTGTTGGCTCTTCGGTTGGCTCTTCACTTGGTTCTGGAGAAGGTTCTGGTGTTGGTTCTGGGGTAGGCTGATTGGCTGCAGCATTGGCTGCTGCTTGAGCAATAGCAGCATTAAGTTCTCTTTCTGATTGCTCATAATAATATTCCCATGCATCACTAATAGCATTATTTAAATCAATTATTGACTGACTGTATGTTTCTATTCTGCTATTCTTCAACTCCAAAGCATCTTCTGTATCTGCAACGGCATCAAGATGTTCCTGTGTCTTAGTTTGCAAGATCTGATTCATTGATGACAGTGTTGCATTTTCAGAGTTGTATACGCTTAGTTTGTCATTGTATACTGCCAATTTATTGTTATAGTTTGTTTGTGCTATAGCCTGTGCTGCAACAGCATCATTGTAAGCATTTATTTGTGATTGAGTTGGTCCTGATCCAGAAGAAAATGTATTAAGATTACAACTAAAATTTTGTCCCCAGACTCTTGGATTTCCAGCATAATCACATCCTGCTCCAGTCCATCCACCAGGTATAGCCCAGCCAAGATGATAGGAACCTGGTCCTCCACCGTTATACCACCATATTTCTACATCTAAAGTTTTGTCTTCACTAACATCATATACGGGAGAGTAGTCACTCCAAGTTGTCCCCTGCTCTACCCAGTTGTTAACGGCAAGTTGGCCATCTACATACATTCTAAAACCATCATCTGTATATCCCGCAAAGTAGGTTTGTGTAAACCATGAAGGAACTGTTATCTGTCCAGTAAATTTAACTATAAAGTTTTCGTATCTATTACCGCAAACTGGAAGTTGCATGCTGCTTGAGTTCCAGGTACCAGAACAGATAACTCCACTTGGAGTTGCTATTCCAGGGAATGTTCTCGTCAAATAATAGACAGTATATGCCAAACCTTGCCCTGCAGCAGACTGAATATTTGATTGAGTGGTTTGAACATTAATATTGGCTATGCTGAGAGCATCTTGAGCATCATTCTTTTCTTCAAGGGCATTATCTTTATGCTCAAGAGCCAAGGCTACCGTGGCTGTCTGGCCATCTACATTTGACTGAGCAAGGTTCTTTGCTTCTAAGGCTGTCGCTTCTGCTTCTACTGCATCTTCGTGGGCATCATAGGCATCATCTTTAAGTTCCTTCGCATTTGTGGCTGAGGCAAACTTATTTTCTGCTATCTCTATAAGGTCTATAAAATCATCTTGATAGCCAAGGTCATCTACGCTATCGTTAAGTTCCTGTATTTCTTGGGATGCTACTGTGAGTGGATCATCAGAGTGGGCTTCCTGGGGGGCTATAAGTAGCCAGCCAAAGGCTAGAACTGTGGCTGTTACTATTCTTAGTAGTCGTTTAATTACCTTTCCCCCTTGCAGACGACATGTCTGATAGGATGATTATACCATTTTATTGCACAAAAAAGGGGCTACCGTAATTGGTAACCCCTTTAGTGTTGGACTAATTTACTTAACTAGAGTAACCTTAGCCTTTGGATTCTTAGCATTCCACTTCTTAGCAAGTGAATTGAATGATGCCTTAATCTTTGCAAGAGCAGCAGCATTATCTGCTGTTAACTTAGCAATTGCTGCATCCTTAGCAAGTAGAGCAGCATCTGATGCTACCTTAGCAGCAGCAGCCTTATCTGTTTCTACCTTAACTGCTGCAGCAAGTGCTGCATCTGAAGCAACCTTAGCGTCTGCTAGGGCCTTCGCTGAAGCAGCCTTCTCTGCTGCAAGAGCAGCATCTGAAGCAGTCTTTGCAGCAACTGCATCCGCAGCAGCCTTTACAACTGCAGCATCTGCAACTGCCTTAGCAGCAAGTGCTGCATCCTTAGCAGCAGTTTGTGCAGCAAGTTCTGAGACTAGATCACGAACTGCAATTTCTGCGAATGGTGCTAGTGCACGAGCAGGAAGACCAACTACGTCTGCAGATGTTGCATCAGAAGATGTTGTTGGAGCAAATGTAATAAGTGAGCGTGTTCCAGTTGCTGGAAGAGTTGCCTTAAATGTAGCAACTCCAAAGTCTGAAAGTGTAGCACCAGTTGTTGCTGTTGCTGTGTCTAGTACTGCTGTTGAGGCAAATACTGTTGCAGTAATTGACTTACCTGATACCTTGTTTCCAAATGTATCTGTTGCAGTTACTGTGATATCTTGCTTTGTTCCAGCAGCCCCTGTTGCAGGTGCTGATACTGTAAGAGCATTGATCTTTCCAGCAGTTCCCTGTACATAGTATGTAAGAGTTGTTCCACCGTTGTTGATTACAACTGTGCCAATTGCTGTTGTCTTTGTGTAGACAAAAAATGTTGCAGTTGTTCCAGTGCCTGTTGCAATTGTCAAAGATGATGATCCTGACGATGCTCCGACTGGTGCTGCTGATGTGTGTAGTGCAGATACGATTGTTGCGTTAGTTGCTACTGCAGTAACTGATGTTCCTGCTGCAACTGTTGCCACAAAGCGTAGTGCATCTGCTGCATCGATTGTGTTGTCTGCTGGTACTGGTAATGTGGCAGGGGTAGCAAGCACACCATTAGTTGTGTTTGCTGTTCCATCTAGCGTTACCGCTACTGTCATTACTGTAGCATTTGCAGGTGCTACTGCGACCATGCCCAAAGTCATGGCTGCAACCACGGCTAGTGCGATTTTCTTAAATGAGTTCATTTAATTTATTCCTTTTCTTTTTATAGTGTTTTTAGTCCATCCAAATAGTCTTGGATATCTGCTATTTGGCTAGGTTTATATTGTATCACATTACGACTTTCCAGGTCAAATTGCTCTTCTGGAGTCTTTGGTCTGTCTTTAAAGGTATGAACCTCTACTTCAGTGTCTATATTTTTTGAGGTATGTGATATTGCCCCAAATATTGCTCCACACACAGCATCGGCCAAGTCTTTTGACTTTTTGCGGGGGTGGTCAACTCTATCATTTTTCATAATCTTTAACTGTGTTAGTTCATCAAACAATAAATCAATTGCAGGCATAGCAAGTCTTTCCTCGTATACAAGCATAGCCATGTCTTCGTAGTGCTTCTTAGCAACAGAAACAGTATCAGTCTTCATTCCAACCTGCTTCAACTCATTTTGAATATCAAATGATTGCCAACGGTCAAAAGAAACCATTCCAATATCAAACCCTATTCTTCTTAGGTTCTGAATCCACTGCTTAACTTCTGATAGGTTAACTGGTCCTTCTACCTTTGGTTCCCACCACGCTACTGCATCTACTACTACAATAGGTGCTACTTGTTCGTAGTTATTAATTACTTGTATGTTTACCCATTTTTCTACATGGGCAATTGCTACCGCACACTTATCGTGCTTCTGTGCAAGGTCAGCGTGAACATAATATTTTTTTGTTGGATCTGGTTTAAATGCTTCGTCAAACCTTCTAAAGTTGTCTACTGGGTTTCTTAGTGTCATGCATGCTCTTACCTTGTCTGCCTGTTTAAAGAATGCATCAGAAGCAAAAGTTGGTACACACGCAAAGCGCATCATGGCATCTCCAAGGTCTGTCATAAATGCAATCATAAAGTCATCGATCTTACGTGTAGGGTTTACTTCCCATGTAGGTCTCTTTAGTGCGAATACTCCTGGATATTTGTAAGAAATGATTTGATCTTCATCCCACGAAATTTCAAAGTTGTTGTCTGGGCTATCTTCTGGTAATAGTGGATTGATTGTAAACTTATGACTTCTTTCTACAACTTCTTTTTCAGCGACTACGTCGTCATATTTTTCTGAAATAAAGTCACCTGGATATCTTGGGAAAGAAAGCAAAACAACCTTTCCAAGGTCAGGAAAGCGAGAATCTACTGATCCACGGAAAGCCTTGTAGATGTTATCAGCAGTCTTTCCTTGTTCATTTCCTGTTCCAACTTCTGATGCAAAGCCAGAGATCTCGTCAAGAACTGCAAGGAGAAGGTTTAAACCCTCATGCGATTCACGTTCTGAGTGTCCAGAGTAAACAGTAATTGACTTATCAAATTCAATGGAGTCAGCCTTAGCGTAATACTTTCCAGCAAACCATGGGGATCTTTCAATCTTTGATTTAAAACCTTTAAAGAAAACGTTCTTTGCTTGTTGTGCGTTAATTGCAACATTGATTAGGTCAATAGCATCTCCAGAGGGCTTACCAAAATATTTTGCTGGGTCTTTAAGACATAGAAGTTTGTATACGATGTATGAGCATGCTACGGTTGATGTAAAGTCTTTTCCAGATCCCTTGCCAAGTTGCAGGATGATCTCGTTCTTAGTGTACTTATTATAATATTGGATACCTTTTTCTTCACCCATGATGTTAATCAAATCTTCTTTACGATAGATCTGACTCATTGCTTCAACAATATCGTATTGAATATCTGACAATGGTGGCTGGCCTAGGTATGCTTCACCTTCAACAAATGTTCTTGCATCTACTGGAGTCTCTTCAAAATGATCATCTTGAAGTGCCTCAAGAAACTCATTGAACATCGTGGACAACTGTAATCACCTCATTATCCTTTGCAAATGAAGAAAGTCTACGCATAATTTCATCACGAACCTGTGGATACTCTGATGCAATATCTTTTAGAATAAGCACAAGAATCTCTTGACGCTTTTCAATTTCCATCATCTCTTCAGCAAGTTCTTTGTTCTCAAGAAGTCCAGCCTTTTGTAGCATGTCAATTCGCTTAGACTCAATGTCCATAACAAGTTTAATTGCAGCAGTCTTTGCACTAAGATTGTTAGTCATAGACGCTTCATCGATTACCTCGTATGTGCGAGACACTAACTTACTGTAGTGTGTGTCTGCAGCAGCAAGGGCTTCTTTAGCACGAGCACGGATAGCATCATTTGCAGATGCCATAACCTTCCATTCATTAATAAGTGTTACAACTTTTTGTCTTGGTATAGAAAGTTGCTTAGAAATAACTGTTGGGTCATTACCTTTTAGGTATTCTTCTACTACTAGGTTGACTTGGTCAAGATGCTTAACGAGATCGTCTTCAGTTGACATACTTGCCTTCTAGTCTATTTATTTCATCTTTAATATAAAAGATTGCTTTCTCTAAATCTTGTATGGTCTTTGCCTCATCCTTAAGTCCTGCTCTCCAAAGATATTTAAAAGCATTACCAATATTAAAATTACGATGACGAGTTATCTCAATACACTCAATACCAGATGGATCTGATGTGTAGTGCAGTGGATTATTTACTTGGTCAACTGTTATGTTTAGATTGTCACTCATAAGATTCCTCTTCGTCAGATTCCCAATCAAATGTTTCTGGAATACCCTTTAACGCAGCAAACGCAAACGCAAAACCAACGCTACCTGCAACGGCAAGTGCTATCAATGCTTTTTCAAATTTATTCATCGTTTTGATTTCCTTAGTCCAAACTTAGCAAGGTAAACATAGACAGTCTCTAGAGAACATCCACATTCCTTTGCAATCTCTTCTGGAGTCTTCTTATCCATAAGATATCTCTTACGCATAAAGACTTCTGATGTATATAGTTTAGCAGCCATGATGTTATTTGTCAACTCCAATTGCTTTCCCCCAATTTTTTAGTGCCCAATGCCCAATCCCGCAAGCATCTGCTACATCGTTATCAGTAATTGATCTATCATAAATAGTATTGATAAACTTAATTGTTCTCTCTTTGCGAATATTTCTTTCGTAAGATTTATACCAAGAAACAGATTTCCCTGGATTTTGAGAACGAATAAACAGTTGCTCGTCTTTCGATATTTTTTTATTACCAATATAGTTTTGCCAAGTAATAGGAGAAACCTTTCCTATAATCTTGGTTCCAGTTTGTCCTGCTGATCCAAGGATTGCACCCTGTACCAATGCAAGGTCTGCAGCAGTCTTAGGGCTATTCATAAATACAGTGTGCTCAATAATTATTGCCTCAAACCCACCATATATATCAAAGAATGCTTTTACTTTTTTGCCTGCATCCATAACCTTTTCATATATATCGTTTCCTTCAAAGTTAATTTTCCCTACAGACTCAAGATCATCTCCAGAAAATAATGCAAAGGCAAGACTATTTGTACTAGCGTCAATGGCGCAAATCTTGTGTGGCTTTATCTCTAGCCCCCACTTATTTTTTACCATCTGTTTTATCCTTAATTTTTTTAATTGCCTTGCTCACTGCGTCTGGATTTATAGAGCAGGATGAGCACACTGGGAAATCATTGTAGATTGAAAGTGGCATAGAGCAAGACTTGCAAAGTCTTGTCTTTCCTTTTCTTTTTGCTCTTTTTGATTGTAGATATCTTGCAGCAATTTTTTCTTTTGTTGCAAGTTCTCTACATTCAACAGAGCAGTATATTTGATACGATACCGATTGAGTAAATTGTTTATCGCAAAAGTTACAATGTCTCACTTAGAATCTCCAGGGGTGCTATCTTTAACACGCCTGGACCTGCAGACTCACATGCTTTTTTAATTGGGCATGACTTGCATATCTTGGAATTTGATCTATAGTTTTTGTTTGGCAGGGTTCTGTCTTCCCATGTCTTGCGAACTAGTCTCATCCAATCAAATGCCTGGTCTACCCACCGACGGTAATGATCGTTTACATCTACAGGTATCAAAAGAAGTTCATGGTTATTTTTATTTTCATAAATCATGACACCTGTTGGTTTCTTTAAAATCTTCATATAGATAAGTAGTTGCATCAAGTGACCAGTCTTGGCCTTTCCAGATGCCTTTCTATATTCAAACCCTTCATTCATCATTGTTTTAATTTCACCAATGAGTTCTTCTCCTTGCCAATTAAACATAACGTCACCGTATCCAAAGATGGGTGGGTCATCATGCTTAATCTTAAACTCTGTAGTCGCTTCATTATCTTCATCACGAAAGACCTTTACGATTCCAGCATTCATCATTGCATTCTGAATTCTTGCATGTGATAAAGTGCCAGCAGTCATATTTGCTGATGCGTATGCATCTGCATTATCTTCAAACACCTGACCATCAAATGCAAGGTACCAATATCTTGCACACTCTCCATGACCATAGGCAATGGTTGATGGTGCAAAAGTTTTCTTTGTTGTATGCTTGTCTACACGAGTAATCGTATAGCCTTCTTTAATCTTTGCCTCAAGTCCCGCTATATCCATGCGGTGAATCGGCTTCTCTTCTGGCTTTATCATTACAGTGTGCAGTAAATTCTTCGTCATCGTTTCTCGTTTCTATTAGTATAAGTATAGCAGATTAGCGTGTAATATATTTGAGTGCAGACACTAAATTATTAATCGACTCTGCTGCCGTATAATAAAGGTTCTTCTTTCCACGATCAGACTTATCAACATTGGCCATCCATGTAGCCTTAAAAGCCATCTTTGCTGCGATTGCCTGAAGTCTTACAATCTCTACGTGAGCAACATTGATTGGGATGTCTGGCTTTATGATTAGTTTAGCAATCATTGTTAGTGCTACCGTAAGTTCTTCATCTTGCATATAGTCTGCAATCTCTGAAAGACCATTGACCATATCTATAGTTGTTTGTTGCTGTTCCATTATTCCTCCACCATGTCTTCTAGAATACTCATCTCAATTATAGCAAGTCTTACTTTAGAGTTACCCTCGCCTAGAACCACCACAATTGCTGGGTCCTTGCCATTTTTCATAGCATCTGTAGTTGCCTTAGCCCAAACTTCTTTGTTCAAGGTAAAGGACTTGCCAACCTCTTTAAAATCTACAACAAAATTTTTCCAAGAAGCGTCTCCCTTTTGGGTATTACGACCAGAGTTTTTGTGCTGTTTCGCACCAATTCTCTTGCTTTCACTTTTCTCAGTCATCTTGTTTTACTTTCTTGTATCCTTTTTTAAACAACACTATTTCTGACAAATGCTTATCAGAACACATCCAAGAGGCCATGCCAGTGTCTACATAGACTCTCATAGTCTTTACTTCTTTTTTGCAAGTCTTACAAAGAAACTTGCCTGGGTATATACTGTAGTTAGCCATTTAACTTAGACTTGATTGATTCTTGCAAGTCAAGATCCTCTCTTACACGATTAACGAATGCTTCCTTACCCTGTACTTTTGATCCGTCAGGAAGTATATACCATGCTCCTGTACGCTCTACAATACCGTTTAGTTCTGCGGTAGTAACCAGATCACCAATGGTATCAAGACCAATATCGTCACCTCTAAAATAAAAATCGTACTCACCAGACTGGAACCCTGGAGAGGTTTTAGAGAACTGGAGTTCCCATTTAATAGTTCTGCCAATTTTTTCTTCAATTAATTTATCTCCTACCTTGATCTTACCCTTAATTGCTTGATTATCTGACTCTGAAGAAAAGAGTTTAATAATACATGAGGAATAAAACTTAGTAGCCTGACCACCAGAAGGCTGCTGGCTAGTATACATAGCATTGATATTGTTACGAGACTGAGAAATAAGAACAAGCAAAGTTGGCTTAACTTTATTGTTTGCATAGTTAAGCATTTTCCATGCGTTACTAAAGTCACGGGATTCGGCTCCAATCTGTTTTGTGTTTTCTAATGCCTTCATTTCATCTGTATCTTTTTCAAAATAGATTGCAGGAAGCATTGATGTAATAGAGTCTACCACGATTAGATCTACCCCAGCGTTCATAAGTCCAACACCAACGTCTACCATGTCGCTAATAGTTCTTGCTTGTGAGTAGATAAGTTTTTCTGGATCTACTCCAAGAGTTCTGGCCCAATCTTCTGAGTATGACATCTCTGAGTCAATCCACGCACATAACTTTCCTTCTGCTTGTGCCAAGGCAATCATCTGAAGGCACATAGAAGACTTTGCGGATGACTTAGAACCCCAAATTAGCACTTGCCTGCCGTAAGGAAGGCCACCACCCAAGGCACGGTTTAGGCCAAAACTAGGTGTAGGTTGGTACTCATAGTTAACTCCAACTCCACTGCCTAATCTCTTTCTTAACTTAGGATCAAGTTGTGCTAACGCTTCTTCTATACTAACTGACATGTACATCCTCCAATGTTACTGTTCCGTCTTTAGTCTTGCCAAAATCAAACTTGTATGACTTTCCTTCTTCAATATGCATATACGCTTTTGCAAAAGATGTAGGGAAAACTGTAATAGAGTGTAGATCTCTGCTTGTGTCTGCAAGTGTAAGAGATGCCATCTTCTTTCCAGCCTTTGTAATCCTTGGTTTAAACGATACAACAAACATTTCATCATCCTTGTACGGTAACTGCTTGTAACTTAAAAACTTTACAAGTGCGTGAGATGATTCTTTTATCTCATCTGAAGGTATGAAAGAAACAATCCTGTTATCATTACACAAGACCAGATAAGAACGACCTGTCTCAATAGTTGTATTTTCATCGTCAAATATACCGACACTGCCAGTTTTGTCCAAAATTTCAACTCGTGACCATCCTGTTCCTCGTTTAATTGATTTTACCATACCCATAAAAATGTATGATCCTTTTTCTTCAAAGTCAACAATATCCTGAATGAAGGCATAATAGTGAGAAGGTATTGTGATATTAAACTCTGGAAGGTTTAAATATTCATACAGGTTCTCTTTAATCTCTTCGTCATTTCTAGGATTATCATTAAAGGTTGCAGCACCAATTGCTCTTAATGCTTGCAGTGCACGACTGTTTACTCCGTTGCCCTTGGTAAATGTAAACTCTTCAAGTTCTTTATACGAACTAAATGGTCGTGCTGATATGTATCGTTCACCAATCTTGTCAGATATGAACTTGATAGCACTGAGTCCAAACCGAATACCTTTACCCTCAATTTTAAAATCGATATCCGAATCGTTAATGTGAGGTAACTTAATGCTAATGCCCATTCTTTTTGCTTCAATAAGGTATTCAGTTCTTGCATCTTTGTCCTTTTCATTCTTTAGCACTGAGTACATAAACTCAAGTGGATAATAATACTTTAGCCATGCCGTCCAATAGGATAGCGTTGAGTATGCTACTGCGTGTGACTTATTAAATGAGTACCCTGCGTGGGCCTCAAAGTCATGCCACAGATCTAGAGCAGCATGCGGAGTAATGTATCTAGATGCTCCCTCTACGAACTTCTCTTTAAACTGATCAAATTCTTTAGCATCTTTTTTCTTGCCAATGATCTTTCTAACTTTATCTGCTTCCGACATGGACATACCGCCAAGGTGTACGCATGCTTGCATAACTTGTTCCTGGTAAAGAATACAGCCATATGTGTCCTCCGTAAATTGTTTTAATACCTGGTGTGTATAAGAAATATTTTGACGACCATGTTTACGATCAACATAGTCCTTTCCGATAGTGTTCATTGCACCTGGACGGACAAGAGCATTTGATGCTGCAAGTTCGTTTAGATTCTTGACACCCATCTTAACAAGAAGGTTTGTGTATGGTGCTGCTTCACACTGGAACACTCCCTTTGTATATCCGTCAGATAGCATCTGATAAACATTTGCATCATCCATCTTAATTTTAAGAAGGTCAATCTTCTTGCCATCTCGTTCTTTAATAATGTCGATTGTATTCTTAAGAACAGAAAGTGTCTTAAGACCCAACGCATCAATCTTAATTAGACCAATTCTTTCAGCCTCTTCCATGTCTACACCTACGACAGGAATTCTTTCATCAGACCCAGTAGATGATCTTGTTTCGAGTGGTGCGTACCTAAAAATTGGTTCTTTTGCAGTTACAACACCTGCAGCATGGATTCCTGTACCACGAATTCGACCACGTAGTTGTTCTCCATAAATCTCCACCTCTGGATACTTTTCACGGAACTCATATGTTGATTTAGATGTGCAGAAGTCATCCCATGTGTCTACAGTTTTCAATACTTTATTCACATCAGATAGCGGAATGTTTAATACTCGTGCAACGTCTCTCACAATTCCCTTACCTGTAAACTCAAGGAAGGTGGCAATAGATGCAACATGTCGATACTGTCTAACAAGATAATCTTTAACTTCTTCACGACGAGTATCCTGAATATCTGTATCAATATCTGGAAAGTCATTACGCTCAGGATTAATAAAGCGGAAAAAGAGAAGGTTGTGCTCAATAGGATCAATATCTGTAATCTTTAGTGCATAACAAACCAGAGAGCCAGCAGACGAACCACGACCTGGACCAACCATAATCTCTTCTTTCTTAGCCCAGTTGATCATGTTACTCACAACAAGGAAGTATGGAGCAAACTTTTTATCCTTAATAATCTGCAACTCTTCTTCAAGTCTATCTAGATATTCTTGGTTTTCTGACAAACCTCGTTCTGCTAAACCTTCTAATGCTACCTTTGCAAGTTCTTTGTCAGGGCTTTTGTATTGTACTGGTAGAAGGTTTAGACCTTCTTGAATTCCATAGTCTCCTACTGTGTCTGCTAATAGGAGTGTGTTTGAGTATATGTCTGGTCGATCAATACCCTGGGATTCCATCGCTGCCTTAATCTCTTCATATGAAAGCAAGTGAATATCAAACTTATTAAATGTGATCTGACGGTCTTCTCCATACAGGTAGTCAAGGCGTTCCATCATGCTGCCTTTTTTCTTTGACTTTTCATATGTTGCATCTTTTACAAACTTGCCGTGTGTGTTCATGAGTAACTTAAACTCTTGAACTTCTTTTTGTGACGAATCGACATGATGGCAGTCTGGTGTTACAACAACCTTGATACCAAACTCGTCTGCAAGTTCAATTAAATACTTATTAATGTGTGCTTCGTTGTGAGGCATGACTTCAATGTAGTAGTCATCTTCAAAGCGTTCTTTGAACCAAGAGATATACTTCTTGGCAAGAGCAAACTCTTCTTCTTCTAATGCTTTTACAAGTACACTGCTTGGACAAGCAGAGGTAACAATAATTCCTTCTTTATACTTTTCAAGAATAGTAAAGTCAAATCTTGGCTTCTTAAAGAAACCATCTGTCCAAGACAGTTCGCTGATCTTGTTAAGGTTTTCTAAACCAATTTGATTCTTGGCTAGAAGGATAATGTGATTATAGACAAGATCTTGTTGACCTTCTCTTTCAGACTTATCTCGTGTATCAGATATGTCTGCACACATGTATCCCTCTAGCCCAAGAATTGGCTTAATGCCCTTTGCTTTTGCAATACGGTGCAGTTCCCTATGCCCAGATAAAGTACCGTGGTCAGTGATGGCAATTGCTGGCATCCCTAACTCAACTGCACGGTTCACGTATTCTTCTGGAGTAGCAATCC